GTGACCGACATCACCATCACCAAGCTCACCCGCATTAACGGTGGCCAGTGGAGCAAGCACGGCAATCGACTGGTCGCGATGTTCTCGGCCAATGTCGCAGGGCTATCGATGCACGGATGCATCTTGCTGGAGAGCCAGGACGGACTGTTCAAGGCGAACGGGCCCCGCGGCGTGAACCGGAAGGGTTGGCAGATCAGCACGCATATCGCGGATCGGGAATTGCAGCGGGCACTCACCGAGGAAGCCGTAGCGATCTACAGGCAGGCATGCCGATTGCCCGGCGGCAGGTTCGAGGCACCCGGGGGTGGTCGTCAACTTTAGCGATCCTCTGGGGACCGGCGCGGGGAGGCACGCGCGAGATATGACCGAATTGGAGTTTTTGAAAATGGTTCGCAACAACGAGCAGACGAACGACAATCCGCCTTTGGATCGCTGGCGCGTGGACGAGGTGCTGGAGCCTGACCGGAACCTCTGGGGGCTTCCCGAGATCGCCCAGGTGGCCGGGGTGAGTGTTGACACGGTGCGGCGATGGTATCAGAAAACGGATGCGCCGATCAGCAAACCCGGCGGGCGGTATTTCTCGACCCGAGCGGCGCTCAAATCCTGGCTCTGTGCTAGATAAACCTATGTTTTGCAAGGTTTTGCCACCTGCCGCGTTGATTCGTGGCAGGTTATTTTATGGCCATGAAGATCTGGCCATTCTCCCGCAAGGCGGCAACGCCCGAAACCAAGTCGCTCGCGTCACCTGATGCGGCGATCGAAGCCATGTTCGGCCTCACCCCGACTTCCACCGGCATCGTCGTTTCTTCGCAAGCTGCCCTTCGGGTGCCGGTCGTCGCCAATGCCATCCAGCTGATCTCGGAAGCCGTCGCCTCGCTCGATGTGCACGTGAAGCGCATCGATGGCGGGGTGGAGATGGACGTGCCGGATCATCCGGTTCTCGGCCTTCTGCGCGATGAGGCGAACGAATGGACGAGCGGCTTTGAACTGATCCGCCAGATCGTCGTGGATGCACTCATGCAGGATGCCGGCGGCATGGTCTGGGTCAATCGCGTCGGCGACGAGCCCCGCGAGCTGATCCGCTATCGCCCCGGCGTGCTGACCTTCGATCTGGACGTGGATACCGGCGAACGTCGCTACTGCCTCGCCAGCCGTCCGACGCCAGCGCGCGATATCATCCACCTGCTGCCGCCTCTTGGCCGTGCCCCGCTGACACTGGCGAGGGAAGCCATCGGCATCGCTGTTGCGCTGGACCGCCACGCCGGGCGCCTGTTCACCCGTGGCGCACGTCCGTCCGGGGCGCTGAAATTCCCGAAAGGCATGGGCGAGGAAAGCGTGAAGAAGGCCCGTGCCGCTTGGCGGGCTACGCATGAGGGCGAGGATACCGGCGGGCAAACCGCGATCCTCTATGACGGCGCCGAATTCGAATCGTTCACCTTCAACTCGACCGATGCGCAGTTTCTTGAAAACCGGCGGTTCCAGATCGAGGAAATCGCCCGCGCCTTCAACATTCCCGCCCCGATGGTCGGCGACCTGTCCCGCGCGACATGGTCGAACAGCGAACAGAAGGGACGCGAATTCCTGAGCTACACGCTTGAGCCGTGGCTGCGGGGGCTGGAGGGTGCGCTGCGTCGGGCGCTGTTCTCGGACAATGAACGCCAGACCCATGTCATTCGCTTCGATCGCGATGACCTGACCCGAGCTGATCTGTCCACCCGCGCCACCGTCATTAACTCGCTGATCTCCAGCCAGACGATCAACGCTAACGAGGGCCGGGAATGGCTCGGCCTGCCGCCACGTGCCGGCGGGGATGAATACCTCAACCCGAACATTACCGGCACCGCAAACCCAGAAACAGATACCGGGAATACCGATGCAACTGAATGACATTATCGCCGATGCGCAGGATCAGGATCGGGGCCGCGACTTCGATCTGGTCGATCCTGTCACCGGAAAACCCATTGGAATCAGCCTGCGGATCGCGGGACCGGACAGCGCCACACAGGCCCGTGCCCGGCTCCAGATGGTGGATGATCTGGCCGAGATGGCCGACGAGACAGGCCGGGTATCCGCCGCCATGCGCGAGAAAGCCCGGATCAATTCACTCGCTCGCTGTGTCCTTGGCTGGGATGTCAAAGAGGACGGCGAACCCGTTCCCTTCAACCATGCCAATGTCGTGCGGTTCCTGCGGGCGGCGACCTGGGTACAGGCGCAGGTTGATGCCTTCGCGTCCGACCGGGCAGCTTTCCGGGGGCAGTCATGAGCCAGATCGAATGCAAGGCACAGTTCAGCGTCGATGAAGCCGGCGCCGTCGAGGGCTTGGCTTGGCCCTTCGGCTCGCCGGATCGCGTCGGCGACGTGATCGAGCGCGGGGCATTCCGCAAGGCGCTGCCCCCGATCCCCATGCTGGCCACGCATGACCAGAAAGACACCGTGGGCGTCTGGGACGAGATCCACGAGACCGATGAGGGGCTGGTCGTCAAGGGGCGGCTTCTCATCAACGAAGTGCAGCGTGCGGCAGAGGTTCGCTCGCTGATCCAGGCGGGCGCGCTTCGCGGCCTGTCGATCGGCTTTGCATCCCGCAAGGCCCTGCCGCGCAAGGGCGGCGGTCGCACGATCAGCGACCTTGAACTTCTCGAAATCAGCGTTGTCGCGGTGCCAGCGCACCCCGGCGCGCGCATCGTTACAGCAAAGGATCATACGATGACCGAAGAAACCGAAAACACATTGGAGCTTAAGCTCGATGCGTCCGAATTCAAAAAGGAAATGGATGCAATCGAGAAGAAGTTCGAAAAGTTCGATACGGCCCCGCTGGTGGCCCGGCTCGACAAGCTGGAAGCCAAGATGAACCGCCCCGGCGACTTCAAGGCGGAGGACGAGCCGAGCGAAGAGCACAAGGCGTTCATCAGTTACCTGCAGGGCCGGGACTATGACCGCAAGGCGCTGACCACCACCAGCGACACGACCGATCACATCCTTGCCCCCGAGGATATGCAAACGGACTTTATCCGCAACCTGGTGGAGTTCTCGCCGATCCGGGGCATCGCGGAGGTTCGCTCGACCACCTCGGGCAGTGTGATCCTGCCGAAGCGGACCGGCGTAACGAATGCAGTCTGGGTTGACGAAACCACGGCCCGCACCGGCAGCCAACCGGCCTTCGACCAGGCGAAAATCGCGATCAAGGAAATCGCCACCTATGTCGATATCTCGCTGCAACTGGCCGAGGACAGCGCCAATGTCCTGTCCGAGGTGAACATGGCCCTGGCCGAGGACTTCGGGCAGAAAGAGGCACTTGCCTTTGTCGAGGGCGATGGCGTTCTGGAACCTTCGGGCTTCATGACGGATGCGAATATCACCTCGACCGTCGCCGCCAGCGGCACCTTGCTGGATCCCGACGAGCTGATTGCGATGGTCTACTCGCTGCCGGCAACCTACCGCAATGCCGGCACCTGGGTCATGAATGGCAGCACGCTGGCCGCGATCCGCACCTTGAAAGATGGTGATGGCCGCTACCTCTGGCAACCGTCCTATCAGGCGGGACAGCCGGAAACGATCCTCGGGCGTCCGGTGGTCGAGGCGGTGGACATGCCGGATATCGGCCTGAGTGCCGAGCCGATCATCTTCGGTGACTTCCGGCGCGGCTATCGCATCTATGACCGCCTGTCGCTGTCGATCCTCGCCGATCCCTACACGCAGCGGGTTAACGGGTTGATCCGTTACCATGCCCGTCGCCGTGTCGGTGCCGCGGTGGTTCGCCCGGATGCGTTCCGCAAGCTTGAGATGGCGGCAGCCTGATGCCGGTCTGCGCGCCTCGCATATGCTCTTGTGGCAAGGTGGTGCCTTCGGGCGCCATCTGCCCCTGCGTGGCGAAGCGCGCGGCCGAGCGGAAGGCCCGCTTCGACAAGACCCGGCCCAATAGCAGCCAGCGCGGATATACCGGTGCATGGGAAAAAGCCCGCAAGGCGTTTCTCGCCCGTTACCCGCGCTGCGCCTACTGCGGCGCCCCGGCTGCCGTGGTCGATCACCAAACCCCGCATAGAGGCGACCGGACCCTGTTCTGGGACAAGGCGAACTGGCAGCCCCTCTGCACCCCCTGTCATTCCGGCGCGAAGCAACGCGAAGAGCGCCGCCAATATAGAAAGGTCATCCAATGACGATCTATGCAACCAATGGCGCGAAGCTCTTTATCGGCGGCGTGCTGGCATCGAAATCCACCGACTTCGTGGAGGCCGATTTTACCGCCCAAAGCTGGGTCGAGATCGGCGAGGTCGAAGCCCTTGGCTCTGTCGGTGATACCTCGACCGAGATCACCTTCGACAGCATCACCGCCAACCGCACGCGCCGCCTGAAAGGCACCCGCAATGCCGGTGCAATGGAGGTGGTCGCGGGCATCGATTATGGCGACGCGGGCCAGATCGCCCTCCTGGCAGCCGAAAAGACCATCCATGACTATGCCTTCAAGCTGGAGTTGAACGACGCCCCCGAGGGTGGAACCCCTTCGGAGCGCTATTTCATCGCCAAGGTCGGCACCGCCGTCGAGGCGCTGGAAACGGCCAACAATGTCATGAAGCTGAATGCCACGCTCTGGGTCAATTCCAACGTGGTCAAGGTCGATGCGGCACCGGGTATCTGATGCTGTATCCGACTGCCGGTTCCCGTCTCTACATCGCTGACGCCCCGACCGACCGGAACGGGGCGATCAGTGGTGCCTGGGTTGAGATCGGCGAGACCGAAGCCCTGGGCGGGCTTGGCGTTGAATGGGCGGCCGACGAGGCCGAAGTGTCTGATGGCTGCGGACTGAATGACAGCTTCTACGTGGAGACGGCCAAGCGATCGCGGCGTGCGACGCCGATGCAGATCATTCTCGGCAATGTTCCAACTGATCCGGGACAGATCATTCTCTGGAAGGCCGCGAAGTCGGAATTGTTCCACCCTTTCCGGCTGGTGTTTCCCGATGGCGGCGTGAGCCGGCGATGGCTGGCCCTGGTCGTGTCGCTGGTCGAGGTCTTCGATACGGCAAACGCGGTGATGAAGCTCCAGGCCACCCTGATCCCCACGCACAACATAATTCGTAGCGAGGCCCCGTCATGATCGTCACATTCGAAGAACTGATGGCACAGGCCGGGCTCACACTGGATGCCCCGGCAGAGGATCAGACCCTGCTGCAACAGAAGGGTGACGCGGCCCAGAACCATGTCGAACGGCTTCTGGGCTTCAAGATCGAAGAGATGTTCGGTGGCGTGGATCAGGACCCGATCCCCCAAGCCCTGAAAGAGGCGGTGCTGCAGCTGGCAGTGTGGTGGTTCGAGAACCGCGAGGGGATCGAGAGCCGGGACGAGGCGCTGCCCTTCGGCGTCTCGGACATCGTCAACGAATATCGGGACTGGAGCTTCTGATGGCGGATGATGGCGGGTTGTCGAGTTTCCAGAAGCGCATGAATGCGATCCCGCGCGAGGTTCGCAAGGCGGTCGAGCCTGCGCTGATGAAATCGGCTTACGAAATTCAGGACCGCATGGAACAGCTTGCCCCCGAGGATACCGGCGATCTGGTGGGTAGCATTGCCGTCACGGGGCCGGGACAGGCGACACCCCCATATAGCCAGCCCGGCGGCTCCACGGTTGTTCCCGAGAATGCCGCCATGATCACGGTAGGAAATACCGATGTCCGCTATGCCCATCTGGTCGAATACGGCACCATCAAATCCGCCGCCGTTCCTTTCTTCTGGCCAGGCTTCCGGCTTGGCCGCAAGCGCGCAACCAACCTGATCAAACGTGCCATCGGAAAAGCGATCAAGGAGGCGCGATAATGGAACATGAAGTGCAAATCGCTCTGCGGATGCGCCTGGTTGCCACCCCGGAACTGGTCGCACTGGTCCCGGCAGGAAATATCCTCGACACCAATCAGCGGCCCGCGCCATCGCCCTCGATTATCATGGGGGAAAGCCAGGCCGTGGATGAAGGCACCAGCCTGAAACGGTCGCATACCCGCATCTACCACACCCTGCACGTCTGGAAGAAGGAACCCTCGCTGAGCGGCGTCAGGGCGATCTGTGACAAAATACGGCTGGCCGTAAAACCGGCGCGGCTGGTCCTGCCGGAAGGTCTGCACTGTGCCGATCTGCTGGTTCAGTCGATGCGCTACCTGCGCGATCCGGACGGCGAGCATAGCCACGGCGTCGTCACCGTCGAGGCCCTGATCGTGGAGACAGCGGCATGAGATCGGGCAGGCTCACCGAGGAAATCACCATCGAGCGCGCAACCGTCACCGTGGACCCGGACGGCACCCCGGTTCAGAGTTGGGTGCATCTCGCCACGCTGCGCGCCGAGAAGGTCGAACAGTCCACGACCGAATATATCCGCAACTTTGGCGCCAGCGACGAAGAGGTGATCGTGTTCCGCGCCCGGTTCTTCGATGGCATCACCAATGCCGATCGCGTGGTCTGGAATGACGACCCGTTCAATATCAAGTCTGTCGCCCCGGTTGGCCGTCGCAAGGGCGTGGAAATGCGTTGCGTGAGGATGCCGGAATGAAGGGAACCAAGCCCGCTCTTGTGGTCGATAATATGTCCTACAGGCACAATATCCCGGCTCCTGACTGGCTGGCCAAGGACGCCCGCGCCGAATGGGACCGGGTGATGCCGGTGCTGACCGAACGGCGCATCCTGACCGATGCCGATCTGGGCGGGCTTGAAAATTACTGCATCTGCATCGGGCGCGTTCGAGAAACAGAGGCGCTTATTCAGGACGGGCAAGAACCGGACATGATGCTGAAACTGGCCCGGCTCCAAGATAAGGCGATGGCCTCGGCCCGCCAGCTTGCCGCCGAGCTTGGCCTGACCCCGGTTTCCCGGTCACGCCCCGCAATCAGGGAGGATGGTGACAATGAGCCAGACCCCCTCGACATCTAGCACCTTTCCCACATGGATCTATGACGGCAGCGAGATCCCCGATCCGCTTGGCTTTGGCGAGCGCGCCGTGACATTCCTGCGGATGCTGCGGCACCCGAAATCGGGCAAGGCGTTCCAGCTTGACCCGTGGCAGGAGCGGATCGTTCGCCGCATTTATGGCCCCCGGCATGAGGACGGCAGCCGGATCGTCAAGACCGCCGTCATCCTTGTCCCGCGCGGCAACCGCAAGACCTCGCTGGCTGCCGCGCTGGAGGCCCTGCATACCGTTGGCCCCGAACGGGTGAATGGTGGTGAGGTCATCACCGCCGCCTCGGATCGCAAACAGGCCCGTATCGCCTATGAGGAACTGCGCGGCCTGCTGACCTGCCATCCGAAGATCGCGCCGCATATCCGCACGCTGGATTATCGCAACCGCATCACCTACCCGAAATATCGCAGCTTCTGCGAGGCGATCAGCGCCGATGCCGGCACCCAGCACGGGCGCACGCCGGTCTTTGTTCTCGCCGACGAATTGCACGCCTGGAAAAAACGCGACCTCTGGGACGTGCTGCGATCCGGCCTTGTAAAAACCCCCGGTAGCCTGCTGGTCGTGGCGACCACGGCGGGGCGCGGCCAGGAAAACATCGCATGGGATATCGTGAACGATGCCCGCCGCGTGGCGCGCGGTGAGGTCGATGATCCGTCGATCCTGCCGGTGCTGTTCGAGGCCCCCGCCGATTGCGATTGGAAGGACGAGGAAATCTGGTTCCGGGTCAACCCCGGCCTGCGCCATGGCTATCCCGATATCGAGGGCCTGCGCCAGCTTGCCCGCGAGGGCGAACGGCGCATTGGCGATCGCGAAGCCTTCCGGCAGCTGAACCTGAACATCTGGCTGGATCATGCCACCGACCCGTTCGTGGAGATGGCGATCTATGACGAAGGCTCCGGCCCGGTCGATCTGGACGATCTGGAGGCCACACAGGCTGAGTGCTGGCTTGCGGTGGACCTGTCCAGCAATTCCGACCTGACCGTGATCCTGGCCTGCTGGCGCGACGGTGAGGATGGCTTCCAGGTCTGGCCGTGGTTCTTCTGCCCCGAGGACAATCTGCGCGGCAGGGAAGATTTATCCGGCCAGCCCTATACGGTCTGGGCACGTGAAGGGCAGATCACCGCTACCGAGGGCAATGTCGTGGACTTCCGGGCCGTCGAGGATCAGCTGCGCGAACTCTGCGCCCGGTTCAACGTGCAGGAGATCGCCTTCGACCCGCATCTGGCCCGCAACATGCTGAACAACCTGCTGGAGGATGGTTTCCCGGCAGTCGAGATGCGGCAGGGCTGGGCGACAATGGCCCCGGCGGTCAAGGAACTGGAGCGCGCCATCATAGGCCGGCGGTTCCGGCATGGCGGGCATCCGGTCTTGCGCTGGAACTTCTCGAATATCGAGGTGCGCACGGACCCGGCAGGCAACCGCACATTTCACAAGGGCAAGAGCCGCGACAAGATCGACGGCGCCGTGGCTGCCGCGATGGCCGTGGCCCGCTGCGCCGCCGACGAGGGCGCGATGGTCACGAAACAGGACTGGTTCACCGACGACATGTGGACGGCATAGGAGGCCGAAATGGCTGTAGACGAACGCCTTGTGGTGATGCTGGAAGCCCGCATTACCGAATTTGAAAAGCGGATGCGGCAGGCCGAGCAACGCGGCACCAAGACTTATACCGGCCTGCGGAACCGGTCCCGATCCGCCACCCGTGCGATGGAAGCCGATATGATCCGCTCCACCACGGCGATCAACCGGGCGCTGGCAACCACGGCGGCGCGCATCGGTGCCTTCGGTGCGGCCTTCGCTGTCGCGCGAGGGGTGCAGGGATACAACCGGCTTGCGGACGCGGCGACCTCGATGGCGAACAGCCTGCGCGTGGCCGGGCTTGAGGGCGGGGAGCTGACCCGCGTCTATGAGCGGCTGTTCGCATCGGCACAGCGGAACTCGACCCCGATCAATGCGCTGGTGGACCTCTATAGCAAGCTGTCCCTGACCCAGAACGAACTTGGCGTTTCCTCCGAGGAATTGCTGTCCTTCACCGACAATATCGCCGTTGCCCTCAAGGTGGCCGGGACCGACGCCACGGCTGCCAGCGGATCGCTCTTACAACTGTCCCAGGCGCTCGGGGGCGGGATCGTCCGGGCCGAGGAATTCAACTCCATCCTGGAAGGCACGCCCACGATCGCGCAGGCGGTCGCGCGGGGGCTGAAAGAGGCGAACGGCTCTGTGGCCGAGCTGCGCAAGCTGGTGGTTGGTGGCGAGGTATCCAGCAAGGCATTCTTCCGCGCCTTCGAGGTCGGATCGGTCGAATTGCAGCGGCAGGCCGAGAACTCGCAAACGACTGTCGGGCAGGCAATGACCCGGATCGGCAACAGCCTTGTGACCGTGGTCGGCGAGTTCGATCAGGCATCCGGCGCCAGTGCCGGGCTTGCCCGGATCCTCGGTGATCTCTCGAATGGGCTGGATCGTTTCGACGCCGCCGGCTTCGTCTCACAAATCCAATCCATCGCGGAGGCTTTCGGCGAGGCCGAGGAAGCTGCGGCAGGCTGGTTGCGGCAGATGGCCGAAGCCCAGACCTTCCGGGACCTGAACGAGGCCATGGGCATCACCGAGGGCGGACAGATCGTCAATCCCGATATCCGCGAGGCAGAGAAGAAGATCGACCTGCTGGAACGCGAGATTGAAACCCTACAAGCCAGCATCGAGAAAAACACCCAGCTCGGTTTCGACAATACCGACTCAATTGCCAGAATACGTGAGGTTCGAGCCGAATTGGCAGCCCTTCGAGCCGAGGCCGCGAGCCTGCCCCGCTTTGTCGCCGGGCTGCGGCCTGACGGGACGCCCGTTCATGACATGTCGGATACCGGCACAGGCATTACCAGCTATTCCCCGCCGCCCATGCCTGCGGATGCCGAGCCGGTCAGCACCGCAGATTTCCCGGCCGGTGGCACTGCTGGCGGTTCTGGCGGTGGTTCCCGGGGCAGGTCGGGACGTCGCGGTGGTGGTGGATCGAGCCGCCCGAAAGCCGATGACTATCAGCGCGAGGCCGAGGCGATCAAGAAGCGGACGCAAGCGTTGCAGATCGAAGCCGCCCAACTGGTCCTTGCCGCAACCGGTGAGCGTGACCTGGGCGATGCGATGGAGTTCGCCCGCACCAAGGCCGAGCTGCTGCACGCCGCGCAACAGGCCGGCAAGGAGATCACACCCGAACTGGAGGCCGAGATCGACCAGCTGGCCGAGAGCTACATGACGGCGGGCATGGAGGCCGAGGAAGCCGCCGACAAGATGCGCCAGATCGAGGAACAGAGCCAGCGCGGCAAGGATGCCCTGGCCGAGATGTTCGGATCGATCATCGACGGCTCGATGTCTGCCAAGGATGCGGTTCTGCAACTGCTGGCCGAGATCGCCAAGGTCCAGTTCATGAACGCGATCATGGGGATACCCGGCATGGGTGGCCTTGCCAGCGGGCTTGGTGGCCTGCTGACACCGCGTTTCGCCAAGGGTGGCATGCATAGCGGCGGCGTCCGGCTGGTGGGCGAGGAAGGCCCGGAGGTCGAGGCCACGGGCCCGGCGCGATACTGGACTGCCTCGCAGATGGCCAATGCCATGCAGGGAACCCCGCAGCCATCCGGCAAGCAGGATGTCGGCGTGCATGTCACGGTCGGCGTCGATGAGAGCGGCAACCTGCAAGCCTTCGTGGACAAGCGGGTGCAGGGCGGCGTTCAGGCCGGGATCAACCGATATGATCAGGGCTCATTCGGCCGGTTCACGCGCAACCAGAAAGAGTGGGGAAACAGGATCGCATGATGAGCAACTTGAAAACCAACCTCTGCAAGGCCCTGAAAGCCCATCTCACGGGCGGCAAGGCTCGCGTGCCCGATGGTGGCCGGGAGATGCTGGACGCCTTCCAGGCTCTGTCCCGTGCCCGCTCATGGCATCAACACGGCCCGAACCCGATCTCATGGGAGGCGATGGCCGCTTGGTCACAGCTCATGCGGGTGCCGATCGAGCCGCACCATGCCGAGATCATCATGGCCCTGGACAATGTCTGGCTGAACCACGCCATGCAGCGAAACAATGCCCCCGAGGGCGTCAAGAAGATCGCACCGATATCCGAGCAACCCCTGAGCGCGGCCTTGTTCGATGTCGCGGTGAGTTAGGGCTGATGCACCCGGCGGGGTTTCTCTGCTTCCCCCGCAAACGCATTGGGATCAGACGGTGAGTGCCCGGCTCAGGAAAGGCCAAACCCCGTCAAGGCGCGGCCTGTTCTCCTGCGGGCGTGGCGCAGACTGTCACGGCGTGAAACCGGGGGCAGTCATGGGCCGGGTGGCTGCGCTGCCCGGTCCTTGTTCAAGGTTTTGCTAGAACGAATCGGCAACGATACTGTATGTTGATCTCGGGAGGGCATACGCATCAACAGGAGCTACAATGGCGACGGTATTCTTTAGTGGCGGCGACACGGCAGAGATCACGGACGTGCAAGGCCACGATCCGAGGACGTTCATCATTCCGGCGGCGTCATACGGGACATTCGCGGAAGCGATGTCTCGTGGCGATACGCTGAAATTTGGCGAGGCGGGTGAAATTTACCTGCTCACGCAGATGCGGGGCGATCTCGGCAAAGCCGTCTTGCAAACAGTTCGGCGCTAAAGTGTCTTCACGGAAAAGCCCGCCAATCTAGGCGGGCTTCAATACAGCATTATTAGTGCTTTATAGAAAATCAAGCGCACTTTGCGAGTGATTTGGTGCTCTGCTCATAAGTGTCGTCCGACCCACCATTGGCGTTCGATCGCAGAACGGCTTGAATCTGAGCATTACCCATCCACCGCGCAGTTTGCGCAGCGTGGCGCTCAGCAGCATTCACCATCAGCTCAATCTGCTGATCGCGGTTAAGTGGGGGTGTGCTCATTTTGTCACTCCTGAAATGGCCGGCATTGGCCTACATAACCCTTCCATTGGCGTAAAGTTCCTATCCTTGGCGCTTCTCAAGCATCCAAACATGACTGCCTAGGTACTCATTCCCACGACCGCCAAAGTACCCTACGCCTCTCAAGGCCTTGCATATGTAACCATACTTCGTCAACGCTTTCTGCGGAAGATACGGCACAGATGTTACGAAAGTGATAACGCTGGGATCTGCTGCTCGCGCAACTTCAACTGCCATCGAACATATGCACTCAAGCACGGCAACGCGATCCTCATCCTTTAGAAACCTTTTTGTTGCTTCCCCATCATTTATCCACTCAGGTTCACTAAGTTCCGGATCATACACAACAATTCCGAACATCAATTCTAGCGTTCCGGCAGGAAGTTGTGGTTGCGAAATCAGTGTGACAACCGCGCTGTATACTTCCTCCGTATGATCATCTTGTCCGATCAATACACGTGCGATGTGCTCCTTGTCGTTCGCTAGTACGTTAACTCGCACGGGATCGTTTAAGAGTTGATCGGAAGGAATAAATGTCATGTGATTCGTCGTTGCGCAAATGTTAGGCGGAAATTCGCCTATTCGCCGCACAAAAGCAAGGCAAAACGGGCTATTCGTCTTCTGGTGGTAGGTAGAACCGTCCTGAGGCTTTCTCGTAAACGGCGCTTCGTTCTCTCTTGCCAACCGCAATAACGGCGACCACCAACCTGTCATCGAATACCTGATAGACCAGCCGCAGGCCGGGCTTTTTCAGCTTAATCTTGTAGCGATCCGGCTGTCCGCTGAGTTTGTCAGCTTCGACGCGCGGCTCTTCCAGGCGTTCGGCCAGCTTGCGCTTGAGGCGTTCGCGCACCGTTGCATCGAGTGCGCGCCATTCCTTGAGTGCTTTTTCATGGAAGTCTAAGTTATAGGTCATCCAGCGACACCCGAACGAAGGGGCCATCGGCCCGTTCATCGGCAATCGCGTTCAACCGAGCATCTTCGAGCGATTCGTCAATCGCTTCGATCGTGAGGTTAGCATACGTCGCACGCTTCACGCCGCCTATGCGACGCGATCTTACGGGGCGTTTCTGATGGCCGCCCGTGAAGTTCATTGCGAAACGCGTGGTCATGTTCATCCTCTCTATGAAACTCAATATAGCACGATGCATCGATTCTGCTAGGGGTAGGGCGAAGAGAGGTAACAGCCCTGTAACGTCAGGTCGTCAGACTAGAAGGGTATTTCCCTATGTCCACCGGCATAGGGGTTATTCTTATCTTTTTGCACCCACTCATTGCCTTTGTCGCCTATTATGACATAGCCGCTTTCAAATACTGTCGCTTTGTCATTGCTTTTCAAAGTGAAGGTTACCGACTCATCGCCAAAACTGAGCGCCGCCACGAGGGGGTGCCCTATGAGAACATCGCGGGCTGCCTCAGAAGCAATCTTAATTTGGCCAAGCTTGGCTAACAGTCGGTTGATGATGGAATCTATGTTGTCACGGCTTTTCAGGGCTTCATCGAGCAACCTACGCGCTGCCTCAACTTCGGACGACAAGCCCTTTTCACGCTGAAATTGCGTAATGCGTTCAACCATTTCAGCGGGCAGTGCATACACGCGCCGGACATTCTCATGTCCCGTGCTTTGTTCTTCGTCTGGTTCCTTCGCCATGAACTGCTCCTGTCATCTTGAGTGGAACAAGTACATTCACTCTTGATTGACATCAATTGCACATGTAATGTCACTTTGAAGTAACATTAATATACAATGGAGATAGGAACATGGAAGTGAAGACTTCATTTCCCCTTCGCTTGCCCGTCGATGTGAAGGCGTGGCTGGCGGAACAGGCTGCAAAGAACGGCAGCAGCCAGAACAGTGAAGTGATCCGCGCTGTCCGGGAACGGATGGAGCGGGCCGAAGCCCAGTGAAAGGAGAGGAAGGATGAAGATCATAGTCAACGAGCCGGAGGTTACGCGGCACCGCGTTTTCCGGATCTCTTACCGCGGTGAGCAGGGGCCCCGTATACCCCACGGCGCAATGGACAGGCTGGCGCTGTTCTCTGAGTGGACCGGCACGACGCCACCCGAGTTCATTCTTGCCGATCAGGGTGACGGCTGGACATTCAGCGACGAGCTGCTTGGCTACGCTGTCGAGACCGGCCTGAGCTTGGACTGGTTCTGGCTCGGCAACGAGAAGGAGCTGGTCATGACCGCGCACAACGCTGCGAAGGAGACACGGACATGAACTTGAGCATGTACAACTACATCGCCGAACAGCAAACCCTCGCAATGCGTCTGCATTATGTTCTGGACGCTGTTGAACGGCTCAATTCCGAAAACATCGCCGAGGAAGCGCAAAGGACGCTGATCGTTATCGCGGCGGAAATGGCGGCGTCGCTGAATGACAACTTGGACAGCGCCCGCCTGCCGAAAGAGGAGGCCGCAGCATGAGCCGGGAACTCATTCACAAGATCAACGATACTTCGGAACGGCTGGACGAGGCGCTTATGCAGGGCGAGTTGCTGCATGACGCGCTTGTTATGCTCTGCCGGGAATACCCGCATCTGAGTTACGGCGCCGACAAGATCACTGACATCATCCGGGATGTAGATAGCCAGCTTAGGGCTATCGCCGACGAGGTGCGGACGGTCCCGGACGAAACCCCAGTTGTGAAGAAATACCGAGAATACATGTCCGCGTACGCGATATTCGAGTCCGCCGCTGGTTCAGGCCAGGACGATCTGCCGCATTATGATACGTTGAGGCAGATCGAGATCGAGCTACACGCTCTGCCTTCCCTGACGGCGCAGGACATGGCAATCAAGATGGAGGTCGGCCACAGCTTCGGCGGTCATACCTGCCTTGATTATGATGGCGAGGCATGGGCCGAGGCTCGCGCTCTGGTCGCGGACATCGCATTGGGCGACACCGCCGCCAAGATAAAGGATGCCGCCTGACCCTGATCGCCCCGGCTTCGGTCGGGGCTTTTCCCAAGCAATAGGAAAACGATGGTTTCTTTGACCCCTATATCTGTTGGCGAGGTGAAAGCGGCAAAGCTTCTGGATTTGAAGCCTGCCGTTTTTCGCGCTGCTGTTGATGCGGGCCGACTACCGGACGGAATCGAACTGATCCCCGGCGAAAAACGGTGGTCGGTGGAGATGCTGCGTCGGATTGCCAATGGAGATGCCGCAAAGCCGGTGGATGAGTTCGAGCTATGAGAAAGCCTGATCTTCCCTATCTGGTCACGAAAGAGCGCAAGGGCGGCAAGGTCGAGCCGTATTTCCGCAAGACCTGGACTGTGGACGGCAAGCGCCGCGAGCGCTGGATACCCTTGCCGGAAGATATGGAAAGTCGGGAGTTCTTGGATGCCTATTGGGATATCCGCACCGGCAAAGCCGAGGCCGTGAAGCCCAAGGCGAGGGAAACATGGAACGAGTTGATCGTCGCTTACAAATCGTCGGCGAAATATCGGAAGCTCGCCGCCAGTACCAAGCCTGATTACGACCGGGTGATGAACGAGATCTCCGAGAAGAACGGCGGCAAGCCTGTGGCCTCTATGACCCGCAAGGCCGTCATGGCGATCCATGCGAAATATGCTGACACGCCCCGAAAGGCCGATCGTTATATCCAGATGATCCGATTGCTCATGAACTTCGCGAAGGATCAGCTTCGGTGGAAGATCGAGAATGTTGCCGACAAGATCGAATTGTATGGCCGGCAGCGGGAATATGAGGACTGGCCCGACTGGATGGTCGCCAAACTGCCCGAGGCCCCGGAGAAGGTGAGGACTGCCGCCGAGTTGATCCTCGGAACCGGCCAGAGGCCCAATGCAGCGATCAACATGCGCCGGGACCAGTTCGTCGGTGACGGGATGTTCGTTACGGATGAGAAGGGCAACGAGACATACGAGGTCTACTGCCCGGATGAGCTTCGAAACTATCTAGCAGAACTGCCCGTTCGCGGCGCCTACGTACTGGCCAAGAACCTTACCCAGCCTCTCGGATACGACTCAATTGAGAAGGCTTTCCGCGCGTGGCGCAAGACCCTCGGGGACCGGGCGCAGAAATATACCCTGCATGGACTTCGGAAGCTGGCCATCGTGCGCCTTGCCGAGGCCGACTGCACCGACGCACAGATCCAGGCAATCACCAATCAGAGCGCCGAAATGGTCGCGTACTATCGGAAACGGGCAAATCGGAAGCGGCTCTCAAAGGCCGCACATACCCGCAGATCGAGGGAAGAACAGCACGGAAATGGAACGTGA